TGTACTTTTCATACTCATCTTCTACGTGTATTTCATAAGCCGCTTTATAGAAGATTTTTTCCTGCATAGGGAGATTGATTATCTTCTCAGGTTCAATCCCCCTATTTAAAAAGTGACAGAGCATGGCAAGTTCTCCGTCACTTCTGATTAGTTTTTTATATCGTCAACCACCTTAACACCGTCTATATATCCGGCAAGCTTTAAGCATTCAATTGCAATCTGCGGAATTTCTCCGGGTTCGAAGATTTTATCCACAATCTCCATCGGGTCAATACATCCGAATGCCTCCTGCAGTTCTCTTGATTTTAAGCACGGTTCTGTCACACAGGAATAAACCATGTATGCATCCCCGTTATCCATTTCCTGTGCATCCTTAGCTAATGATGCAGTCGGACTTTCAATGGTAATTGTACCACCGAGGGATTTTATGTACAGGTTAGCTGTTTTGGGGATTCTTTTTGCCTCTAACATCTGTTCTTTTCTGCGGATTAACTCCTGTAGCGTTATTTTTGTATTTTTATCCATCTAAAAAACCTCTTTCTCATTAAATTTATCGTATTTAAGATTGAAAGAAAATTGTTCGGATTGCCGCTTTGAAGTGAGTGGTGCTGTACTCAATGTACCGCCCCTCACAAAAAGTGGTAAGCCGGGCGATTTTAATCAATCTTACCTCACTTTCACAAGGTCCGGGAAGTAATAATCGGTGAATCCACCGCTGTATTCCTCGTCTATCATCTTTGCATTTTCAAACTTCTGCAGGGTCAGTTCGTTAAACCAAGCATTTTCAATTACAAGTCGCTCACTTCCGTATGCATCAGGGTCATCAATTTTTGATATAATCTGTATACGCACATCCTGTCCCTGCTTTATTTTCTCTGAAAGTAACTGTGCTCCTCTTGAGAACACCTTTTTAACTTTCATACTCCATTCCCCGGTAAGACCTGTCATTTTTGAGTCCTTTGCCATCTGCATTACAAAGTCCACATCTTCCCTTTCAATCTTTACCTTTGCCTCATATGAATCGGTTTCATATACAGGTTCACCGTCTAAGTAGACCATACCCCATTTACCGTTCATAACTCTTGGTGCTGTTGGTTTTACTGCCATATAACATCACCCCTTTAATCCATATATATTTTAAAATCCAAATCCTCTATTGCATCCTGGATTTGGATATTTGCTTTTACAAAGACATATGTATCTGTATTTGCTGTCTTTATCGCTTCATCATCCCATGCTGATACATCCTTCTTCTGAGATAACCATGCACGTGTGCTTTCAATATCAATCTCCGCCTTATTCTCAAACTGACTGTATAACACTCCGCTTGATGCAAGATCGGTAAAATATTTATTTATAGCAGCAATAAAGATTATTTTGTTATCGTATGAGTTTTCGACCTTACCCACAAAGTCATCTTCAAAGGTTGTCCGGATATCGTCACGAATCATATCCACAGCCTCGACAATTTTTATCTTCTTAAAGTCATCGCCCTTTGTTTCGGTTGTAGTTGTAAGTGAGTTTACACCCCTTGCAATCTTTATCTTTGTACCGTCATTTATTAAGATAAGCTTTCCGTTATCGACATCTGTGTCCGGTGTTTCACTCTCTTGTATGCTCTCAATCTCGGGCAAGGTGTAATATGTAGCACTCCTGTTAAGAGGCAGTCCTGCCAATATTCCTGCAATTCGCATTGAGAATTCTGCAGTTGTATAGGTCTTACCCCCTGCCTTTATATTATCGGTTGCAAAGTTTATGATTCCCTCATTATCAGCTGCAACATTCGGAAGTATTGCTTTAAAGCTTTTATGATACGTTGACCGTTGTTCCTTTATGAAATTTACTACAGTATCAAGCTCTTCATCGGCAATGCCCGGAACAGCCAAGTATGACCACTTTTTGTTTTTCAATCTTTCAAGTGCCTCGTCAATTGTTCCGTCCGTTCCGACTCTTTCTACAATCACCTTTGCAGGTGTACCTAAAAATGCAAGTGACAGGAGATTTAAATTTGCAGCCGTATAATGGCTTTTGGTAATCTCCGATTCACTACCATATGTATGTGTTAATGCTGTGTTGCTGTTATCCTTTAAAATAACTGCAACTATACCTCGCTCACTTCTTGTGATTAAAGTTTCAGCTAAGGTTTTAAATTCAATTAGTATTTTCGGAAGTCCCACTGTTATCTTTCACCACTCTTTCATGTAAATTTTCCATCTTTGGAAGTTCTGCTGTTTTCGTTACCGTTTCCTGTATGAATTCCAATTCAAAATATGTGATAAGACTTAATTTATCTATATCAAATATTATCTCATTTAAGGAAAGGAATCTGTCCTTTACCTGCAATGAAGAATACAAGAATATCTGTTTAAATTCTTCTGCCCTTTCAATCAGCTCTTCCTTTGTTTCAATTTCAGGTATATATGTAATTTCAACACTAAGTGTTACAAGCTCTGAAAACTGATTCTGAACCTCAACACCCACCGGTAACACTTCAATAAAACAGGAAGGCTTTGGAAAGCCTTCCTTTACTTCAGATGCAACTGCTAAAAAATTGTTTACAGTAAGCTTTTTTGCAACTGCTTCTTCTATATCTTTTATCTGTATCATAACTCAACCTCGCTTGTTAAATCGGATAATAACTTCTCTGCCGACTTGCTAAAGCTCGCCTCCATGTCCTTAAAGCTTTGTTCAAGCATCTTTTTACCCTCAACACGTCCGCCGGATTTAATACCACGGACACCTCTCTCAACCACATTTAATTTTCTGCCGTTCACCCTTGTCTTACCGCCTCTGACAATTTCATGACCGTCTTCTACAAGGTGTGCATGAGGAGCTTCTGACTGAACTCTTACAACTCTCGTTTTCCCGTACATCTTTGGTTTCTTCATTCTCCATGAGGATTTTAACTTTTTAGTTTTCCCGACAGGTGTTTTGGATTTCGTTCTGTTGGTTACAAGCCTTCCTTGAGCAGCGAGCATAGCATCCACTTTATCGGGGTATTTCTTTTCTATCCGGCTAAATGCTTTTTGAAGCTCATCGAATCCGAATGTTCCGTCATCGTTTGCCATTTCAATCACCTGTCTTTTGTGTTATTTTTCCCTTTTCTGCTGCAACAATCTGCAGTTCCTCATGGCGTTCATTAAGGTCAAGAACCGACACAATTTCAAACTCTTTTTTGTTATACAGTATCCGCATATCAGAAGTTATGCCCGTAAAGTACCGTGTAAATATTTTGTATGTAGTTTCTGCCCTTATCTTCTGACTCTCTTCATACTCTCTCCCCGACATAGGTGTAACAAATGCCGCAACTGAAAATTCCTTTATGGCTCTTTTTCCTTCGTATGTTTTTCCATCTGAATATATCAGCACGGCATTGTTATCCTTATCATAAGAAAGATAAACATCATTTTTGCTTATCTTTTTTGCAGGATGGTATGGTGAGTATCTTGGTACGGTCTCATGCATAGAGTTTACATCCATGTAGGTTGGAGACAGAAATATTACCCTGTGACGTAATTTTGAAAAGTTCATCAGAACACCTCTTTCCGGTAAGCATCCAAGAGTCTGTATACAGTATCCGGAATCGGAGTTCCGTTCCTGTTTTCGTAAAAATGAGATATAACCAAAAGTTCTGCTTGCTTTACTGTTTCAGGCAGAGGTTCAGGCAAATCGCATCTTAAGTAATTTTCACAGAACTCTTTTGCTAAAATAAGAAGGACAGATAAATATCCGTCCTCCTCATCTGTATCAATCCGCATAAATTCTTTTACATAATCAACCGTCAGCATCTTTCTTTACACTTTCTTTTGATTTTATTTCTTCTGCATACCCTGCCTTTATTAAAGCAACTGCCACATCTTTTTCAGCATCAACAATCTGACCTTTTGTGTAGGCAAAATCATATCCTGCACAGGTTACCTTTATTTTTATCTTCATTGTATACCTCCGTTTTTATGTATGCATTTTACGATGCACACTGTAAAGTCTTAACCGCTTCAGGAAGTGTCAGCTTTCCGTCCACTCTCTGATAGGTTCTGAATCCTATCTGACCTGTTGCTGCATAAAGCTCATTTAATCTCTGGAATATTCTACCCTGACGGTCAGCTATCCAGTAGTATGACAAGTCACCGAATACAAGAGGTTTCTTGCCTGTTCCGATTTCCGGCATATAGCTTGATGCATACACCTTATTTCCAATCAAGGTATCAGGCTGTCCTTCCTTCAGTCCCGGCTGCCACAGATAGATTCCGTTTTCATCCTTAAGCTGACGGATAGCTTTTATGGTAGAGTCATTGGCAATAAATACAGCCTTCTTTCTGTATGGTGAACGAAGACTATGATAGAGGTCTATAATCTCATCTGTGGTTATTGCATTTGAGGCAGTTGCTTTTTTGCCAATCTCAGCTGTATTTATGAGTCCTGTAGGTCTGCCGGTTCCGTCACCGTTTATGAACGCATTTTCTTCTGCAGCCGCCATTCTTCTTACAAACTCATTTGATATGTATCCTTCAATATCAAAAGCAGCATCATTTAAAAGTTCTTCAGAAACCTTTATGATTGATGAGAGCTTATGAGCACCGAGTGTGATTACACCAAACGAATCATCTGATTCTGTAAATGCCGCCTCTTCATCTGTCCATACAGCCTCACCATGTCCTGCCACAACAGGTATCTTCTTATCACCGCTTGATGATAAGATAATGGTGGCAAGTGAGCGGATAATATTTTCTTCCTGAAGCCTGTCAATGAGCTTATTCTCAAATTCGTCAGGCACTAAAAAACCGCCCTCTGAGTCTGTGCCGATTTGTAAGGCATTTAAGACATCATAGTGCGGAGTCTTATTCTGCATAGCAGTCCAGAAAGCTTTCTTGTATTCATCTGTTGCTCTGCCTGTTTTTTCAGTTCCCGGTTTTGCAGGTGTGTTTGCAATGGGCTTTGATGTAGGGTTTGACATCTCAAGGTCAAGTGCCTCACGTCTCTCAATTATCCCTATCTCTTTTCCAAGTGCTACAATTTCCTTTTCCATATTTTCATATGTAGCAGTATCCTCTGCCGACATTGTGTCACCGTTACGCTTTGCATTGTCTAAAAACAGCTTTGCCTTTTCCCAAAGCTCTGCTCTTTTCTGTCTTAATTCAATTGCTTTACTCATAGTAAATCCATCCTTTCTATTACTTTATTAAATTCAGTCTTGTTTCCAACTGTGAAATATCTGTTCCGGTTGGTTCTTTTTCTATACTTTTGAGCCTTTTTTTCATAGCTGCAACTGTATTTGTAACCATAGATGTTTATCAAATACAACA